GACTGTGCGCCTCCCGATATGGCCTGCCGAGCTCCAGATTGAACCGCGGCTGCTCCGCTTTGTGCTCGCTGTGCTGCACTTTGCTGCACTTCTTTTAATTTTTGCCTATAAGCTTCTAAAGCTTGTTTTGACTCTACTAGGCCCTGCTTCTGAGAAGAAACAAAACCATTAAACTTGTCTTTCATACTGTCTATAAAAGGCAGACTTTTTACAATACTAGCGCCTATAACCGTAAAAAATAATAAAGCAGCGGCAGCATTTTTATTAAGAAAATTCGCTATACCTTCTAAGACTGGAAGAAAAAACTGCGTTAAATCTTTTATAATATCCGAAAATGTAGCGCCTAATTGTATAAAGGGGTTAGCGACTCCCTCTTGTCCTTTAGTAACTTGCTCTAACTGGCGCATAGTCTCTAAATAAACTGCTTGAGATCTTTCTGCATCCGTAAGAGCTTTTACATTTTTATTTAACGCATCTGCGTATCTTTGTTTAGCTGTTTCAAGTCGAAGAGTTACGCCTAATTCATCGAGCAATTCTGGTTCTGCTTTTGATACGCCTCTGACTAAGCGGTCGAAAGAGTCTTTAAAATCTCTTCCCATAACATTAGAAACTTTTAGTGCGCCTTCCGCAAGGTTTTCCATTTGAAGCGCAGAAAATCCTTTTGCTACTCCGGTGGCCGAGGCTGCGGCAGCGTCTTGAAAGTTAAGCATTCCTTTAGAGGCTTCTCGTAATTTAGAAGTTAACCTATCCATCGCTACGCCCGTATTTTGGGCAGCAGCTACTTGAGATTTCTCTAAATTTGCTATGTCTGCGGCATTTTTTAAGAAATTGAAGGCGGCACTAAGTGCAAAGACATTAGCAGCTAAAGTAGCATATGCTGGCACTAACCCCGTTGAGATTCCTTGGGCCATTTTTGAAAAGTTTTTAGTGCTATTTGCAGAAGCTTGGGCAGCTCCTTTTAGATTACGGTCGGCAGTCCCTGCGGATTTGGCCGTTTCATCTAAACCTTTTGCAGCTTTTTTTGCTTCGAGCGCGACTTTTTTAGTAGTACCTTTATCGTCTACTTTGACATCAATTTCTATCTTGTTCTTTGCCATTAGCCTTTCACATTATGGGTGTAATTTTTTCCACCGCTTGCTTTTCGCTCATCTGCTTTTCGTTTTTTCTCGGCTTTTTCTGCTTTATATGAAACTATAGCAGCTTCGTATAATTTCATTAAATACAATATAATTTTGGGATTTTCTATTTCGTACAGCTTGAAAAAATAATCTATACCATCCCAATACTTTCCCATATATGTTCCGCTCATTCCCTCCCAGTGGTCTGGTAGTAGAGAAAACATAAAAAATGCCACTTGAACCTCTTCTGGAAAATCAGAAGGTTCGAGCGGCATTTTGGCAGGGTCTGGTTCTTGACCTAATTGTTCGCATAAAAGCAGATACTTATTTACATCAAAATTAGAATCTGCTTCTTGTACATAGCGATTAAGTAAGGACTGAATTTGCCTTACTTGTTCCCAGTAAAATTTTCAAGGTCACCTACAGTTTCCGTAACCCAAGTATCGAAGGTACTTGAGTTCTTCATTAGCAGCTCTGCATTCTCTGCCGTGTAGGGAAGTTCATCATTGGGGTCAAATTGCGAAACATCTACCAAAAGAAGCTCTTCTAGGTAACGATATTTTAGCCCTGACCAGTCCTTGATTACTGCTTTACAGTACTCAACAAGAAACTTATCTTCATCTAGCACTTCTTCAGGCTGACGAGTTTTCTTATCAAATTTTGTAGTAACACACTTTTTACGAAGTTTCAGCAACTCTTCTCGGCCCAAGTAACATAAGGATACTTGCATACCTGTAAAGCCAGGAAAGTCTATTGAAACAGTTTTGCTTGGAGTCATTAAACTCGCAAGAGATACAGGTGAATCGCTCATTTATACATCCTTTTTTGTAAGAGTGGAAAAATTATTTATTTTGTAATTATAGTTTAGAGGAGCTAAAAAGTCAAGAATTATTTTTTGAAGGAGTAATAAAAAACCCGCCGAAGCGGGTTTTGAGTTAAGTACATCAATTATGGCGATGCTGCGCCGGTATAAGCAATAGTTGCTTCGTCGGTTTGGCTTACTGTGCTTGGTAGTGCGTGGAACGTAGTATCTACTGAAATAACATCTTCAATAGAGTGCTGTGGGACTTCCAAGTGGCATTGAGGCATAGAAATTACAACTTTAGGTGCATTTGCTCCTCCAATAGAGAAAGACAAAGCAAACGAATTGGTAACTGTACCAGTCGCTTCGATAATGTCTTCGAAAAGATCTTCGCTTCCGCCCGTAGTTCCATCCAAATAGCAGGTAAAGTTACCCGAAATACTGCGAGTACCAGTTACGTGCTCAAGAGGCTGGTTTACAGTACAAAGAGTCTCAGGAGTTAGATAAGTAATATTGTTTTCAAATGTAACATTACCACCAGTAAGAGTTACATTATAAACTCCATCATCGTCTGCACCAGGGAATACTTTAGTGGTTCCGTCAGACTGTACAATAGTAATATCTGCTTGTACTGTTAAAGAAGTAAGACGATTTCGAATAAAGTTACTTGTAGAGGTAGTGCTTGTATCAATAGTAGTTGAGGCGTTAAAACTTGCTGCTTCAGTGATAATTTTACCAAAACCACTCCAGTTGATTGTAGCAATACCATCAATTTCAAAATCAATAGAGGCAGTGTTTGCTACACAGTTTTCTATTTTATAAATAGAATACTTGCCTTCTCCACTAGTATAATTTTGATCTGCATCTCCGCAGGCACCTAGAACAAAGTATAGATTAAAAATGCCAAGAGTAGTGCTATTTGAATCATTGAAGTCAAATGTAGTGGAGGGGCTAGACTTGGTTACGCCGGCAGTCCAAGTATCAGTGCCAGAAGTATACCCGTTTACAGCTACAAAGTTTGCCCAAAGAGCTTCTTCTACACAGCCGTCTGTATTTGGACGAACATAAGAAGAAAAAGACCACTCAGCAGGAGCATAAGAGTCGGTAAACATTTGACGAGCACGACGAGATACTCCCGCGCTGCTTGACATTTCGTTCAAAGTAATCTCTGAAGCATTTGTCGCCTGAGAAAATGAATAGCCATCAAGTACAGGAATTTCCCAGATATTTGAGCCCTGTTCAAGATAGACTTTAGTATTTCTACTAAATTGTAATGTTGCCATAGTTTATCTCCTATGTTGTAGAGAGGACTTGGACGTGAACCTTTGTTCTTGCCAGTCGTCTCTTAGTAACGAACCTCAATAAGCATTTCGCCTACGCCATAAGGTTCGAGAACTCCTTCATCAGTATCAACACTGATAACTGAAATTTGGTGTGTATATTGTGTTGCACCTCTTCTATCTTTATATGCCAGCCGAGAATGCGTTTCTAACTGAGTCTCAATATCTTCCATTAAAGCATCAAGAGCTTCTACTGCATCTTCTTCATGTACATAGCAACGAACGGTAACACTAAGAAATCTATCTTTGTAGCCGCCGCCTTGGTAGTCTCGACTTTCGCTACCTGCATTTAAATGTACTGCAGGAAACTCTTCTACTTCATCCCAAAACTTTAATCGAGGATGTACGTTTCCAAATAAATTCGTATGAAACTCTCCATCTCCATCAATTTCTTTTAACTTTTCTGCTAAAGCATTTACAATCGACATACGACGAGTAGAGTAAACTCTTCTTACGTTTGTGCTCATTTACACTCTCCTCGTATAAAATCTTCCAAGCGCAAGTTGACTTGCAACTTGTCTTATAGAGACGTCAATTAACTTTCTTGGGTCTCTATTGACACTTCCCTGTTTATACCCTGGTTCAAATGTTTGGTATGGGTACTTCATATAAGTATAGCCAATACTTGGAAACCCTCGTGCAGTAGTAGCAATGTCCGTTACTCTTACGGAAGAAGCAAAGCGCCCTGTTCTATAGTTAAGCCTAGGACTTTCCATATTTCCTGCAACTGCTTCTGGTAGTTGCTGATTAAGTGTTCCTATTAAGGCGCTTATAGAATATCTAGATGCTCTTACTCTTGATTTTGGTAAAGAAGACGCATCAATAGAATCATCGCGTATAACTCTTACTGCTTTTTTAGCTTTAGTCTTTTTTGTACTTTTACCAGAAGATTTCTCTTGTATCTTCTTTTTTCTTTTTCCAGTAACTTTTGTTTTTGCTTTTTTAGGGGCAAGTTCCTGAAGTAATACTTGAGAAATTCCATCCTTTAACGAAGTAGACCCTTTTAAATTAGCAATATCTTTTAACTCTTCCTCTAAAGCATTTAGAGCAGCAGCTTCTAACTTTGCTTGCGTATTATTGTCTATTGCTTTTTGCCAAGACAATACAGGAACATACGTTTTTTGAAGACCCAGTTTTGGGTCAATTATTTGTTTGTGATCAATTTTTAATCCGAGAGTTTGTTCGTATGTTGCAATTATATTCTTTATTTTTGCACTTCCGCCTGCCATTTTTTTTAATCTTGCCACGCGAACACCTGAAGTAGGAACACCATGCCCTGCTTCTTCGTGACCTAATTGAGCCCCAAACTTATTATCTTTACCTCCTAGTAATTCTAATTCAGCGTCTTCTGTTTCTGTAAGATTGAATTTTTCGTTTTTTAATACATCTCGAATTACTTCTTTTAGTATTTGACCTTTTGCATTTTTTGCACTTGCGTAACTTTTTATATAAAAAACATAGTCATTTTTTCGAATACCTGGGAGTTTAGTCTTTTTTAACTCTACTAAAATATCTTTAGGCACTTGGGCTTCCAAGCCCTTAAGTCTAGCAGAAAAAGTATCCCAAATTTTATTCCTTAGTTTTTGATTTTCGCTTCCTTGTAGTCGAGTCACTAATTGAGTTAATAAAGTAGAAAATCTTGTTCTATTTATAATAAGAATTTGACCTACTTGATCTTCTAACTGTTTTCTTACACTTTTTGCACCAGAATCTGCAGTCTTTGCTAAATCTTTCAGAAGCCTGTCGGCCATTTGTGCTAAATCTTCAGAAGCCATTAAAAGTTTTTATACATATCCAAGACACGTTTAATGTGGTCAGGGAAGCCTCGCCCATCTCCAGTGCCCTGATTTTCAACAGTAGCGCCTGCAAGAGTTCGGCGTACAGTATGCTCTTCTTTATGATAATATTGTACCAAATCGAGACAAGCAAGTTTTAAATCTGCAGGAGTTTCTGCGTATCCTGCAGTGTATGTAACTTTTACCGACCCCGCTCCGAGAGGCCAGTTTTTATAACTATTATGAGAAACTCGAAAAACACTATCTGTGGCTTGATCTACATAATAGTCATTGGTATCCATAGTAGTATATGCAGCAGTAACATAGTCCCGGGTTTCTACTGACACTACTGAGACTACTGGGCTTTCTGTGAGTTGAACAATATGAGTATCCCAGTTAATATTAAAAGTTTCTATTTTGTTTGTAGAGTAGTAATCAATAATTGAATTACCACAATAAGTTTTTACTAATTGACTTACCGATTCAATAAGTGTACGAAGACGAGCATCGTCTTTGACGCTTGACAAGTTTTTAGAGTCTTTATACTCTTCTAATGTAATTAAATCTGCCATAAGCCCATTAGTAAAAACTTGGGGGCCGGAGCCCCCAGTTTATAAAGATATTAAGATGCCGCTTGGACAACCTTAACAACAGATACGTCAGTAGTACCATTGTTAGCAACGAGCTGGTTGAAGCCAAGAGACTGGCTAGCAACGATTACTCGACGCTGGTTCAGTACTTCGTAGTCCTGCTCTACAGATACACCGCGGAGACGAGGAATTACGTGGTTTCGAACGTTTACAGCGTAGCCCATAGTGGCACTTGCGCCTTCAGCTTCAAGCTGGTCAGATACTACTACAGGAGTACCGTAGATAGCACCAACTGAACCAGTGATCTTGGTAGCAACGTCTGAACCTACATCAGTGATGTCAGCAAAGCCAGCATCAGCAATCAGGTCGTAGTAACGCTTCTGCGATACAACGTATACCAAGTCTTCAGGCATCATGCCATACTTACCCATCAACTTACGAGCGTCAAGGAAGTCAGATGCAGTAACAGCACCAGTACCAGCAGCAGCAACGTCAGTTACAAAAGCGTTAGAGCCGGCAAGAGCCTCAAGACCGTTAAAGCCTTCAGCACCACCAGAAGTTGCATTCAAGATAGCATTGTCTACAGCGCGAGCGTGAGCACGTGCAACAGACTCAACAAGCATTGGCATCAAGTTAACAAGAACTTCCTCGTCAATGTTGTTGTCCATGAAAGTGGTCGAAATCAATCGAGTAGCTTTCAGGATTACTTGCTTAGCATTGTACTGAGCGTTAGTAACTTCTGGACGGTTCTCCAAGTTACCTGAAGTATCAGTGTTTGAACCCCAAGCTGCAGGACCTGCGTCAGTTTGAATCGGCAGTACCTGAGTCTGAGAATTGATAGTAAGCTCACGGAATGCTTGTGCAAGCTTCAGCTCAAGCATAATTTCTTTCTCGATACGAGTAGAAACTTCTTGTGCAATATCAGCAGCGTTAGCTGTATAGTTGATACCAGCTTTCTCCATCAAACCACGTGAATAGTTAGTATCCCAGCCCTT